CCGGTGCCGGGCTTGAGTCGGTCAGGCGATTAGGACATCAACACATCACGGTTTGCCGCGGCGTTGGTGCGAATCCAGATATTGACGGCCTCGATGCAGGCAGCGCGGAAGCAGGTCTGGTCGAGCACCTTGCCGCTGCGGCTGAAGAGGCGATCCACGCGGTGGATGACGACGGTGCCGCCGTAGCACCGGGAGATGCGATCGGCCATGGCCCGTGTGTTGACCTTGGCCTTGATGACACCGGCGGCCACGACGATGTGGGTGTACTTCTTGGCGTTCTTCATCTTTGGGCTCCTGAACCGCAGCACAATCGCTGCGGGGAATGCCAGCCCATCGGCTCTCGCCGGTGGGTGGCGTGGTCGGTCATCATCAATCAGCATTCGTCGATGGTCACGCCGTGCTCGGCGGCGTATGCCTTGCCCGCGGCGGTGAATACCACGAACGTGCAACCATCATCGGTATGCGTCGTGATGAGTCCTGCCTTCTTGAGATCGGTCAGGTTGCCGTTGCGAGCCTTGCTGCCAGCCACGTTGCCGCCGACCATCGGCATGCCGCACCAGTTGCAGGCATCGTCGGCGTATTCCATGAAGAGGTCGTGCGACTGTTGGGTGAGGTTCATCTTCGGGCTCCTTCGGGTCGTGCTTCGCGGGGCTCGTTGCCCCACTGGTATACCAGTATATCGGCACGATGCCCCGTTCGGTACACTTTCCTATCACGATTTCGGGCAGAATTTCACAAACCTATACCACAGCGGGCTTTAGTCGCAGGTTCTGGACGTTATCGGGCGGACCTGACCTCGGCCCAGTCGGCCAAGAACGCCGCGAGACGAGCCCGGATGAGCCCGACGCCCTCGAGCCACGGCTCGAGCACGGGCCCGAGCCAAGAGGCCTTGATCGCCGCGATACAGCCGCAGCCGTCAAGGTGCCTCGGCTCGCGGCCGAGGTCCCAGACCAGCCGCCACCGCAAGGGCTCGGGAACGCCGAGCCACCGCAGGCCCCACCACACCACGATGCCGTCGGCGTCAGGGTGACGTCCAAGCGGGCACACCGCATCGCTCGCGGTCGCCTGCAAGATGTCCTTGCCGCTGATGGTGCAGGCCACGACGCCGACGCCGTCGCGTTCTCCGTGCGGGCACAGATGGCACATGGCCGCCTTGCTGGCGAGCGATGGTGACGGCTTGGACTTGGCGTTGCATCCGCAAGGCATCAGAGAATGTCCGTTGAGCGTGTTCGATTGCGGCCGCCTGGCGGTGCCACCACCACGCGAGTCGGAGGCTGTGCCCGGCAGTCGCCGTAGTACGCGGTGCGGTCGAGCACCGTCACGTTGACGCGATCGGTGTATGAGTACTGCTCTCGCCGTATCAACTTGCCGACGGCTTCCGGGCACGACTGATCCACGCCAAATCCACCGTATGGAGGCCAGCACAACCTAGCAAGGTCATTGGGATCCGCAGCGGCGTGTCGGTATTCGGTTCGGCTCGTCCAAGTTTTCTCTGCTCCTCCGCATGACCACGAATACTGAACGGTGCGCCACGTTTCTCTGATGACGCAGCCATCGTGAACGCGTTCGTATGCCGGTTCATTTGGGCACTCTTCAAGTCTTGGTCCACGAGATGGACCTGCGAAGATGCAAGGTTGCGTGTCACTGTCATATCCGCTCTCGTCGTTGATTGGCCTCTCCGTGTATTGCAAACATGCATTAGGCCAATCGGTGCCGCAGCCGCGTCCATCAGGCAAAATCTCCTCTGGATATTTGCAGTATTGACGTGAGAAGCCGAATCGTTGAAATGAGTACTGGGCTCGTGCGGTTCCGCGCGTCGCCGGTTGATCTGGATCGCCTTCCTCGCGGTAGCACTTGCGGCACGTGCCGTCATAGATGTACGACTCGTTGGTGCGTTCAAACAGAATCAATCGTTCCGGAAGGCACGCCGGAATAATGCACCATTGCAACTGCGGCGGCCAATCGGGAGGATAAGTGCCCGGTCGCGTTCCGTGCTCGACTTCAAAGATCTCGAGCGTTGATGAACTGCTGTAGGTTCGATAGATTCTGGCATGAGTGCCGTAGTTGCACAGCGTGTATGTGTCGCTTGGGCCCGGGTATCTTGAGCCGGTCCATTCGTCGCATCGTCCACCGTGGTACAACTTGATGCAGCAATCGACGGGCTCGCATTCCGGACACTCTCCGGGCAGCGAATCGCAAGCGTTGAGCAGGCCTCCCTCTTCTCGATCGACGTACGGCAAGCATCTCGCAGTGCGTGCCTGCTCTTCAGTCAACAGGACGATTTCGGATGGATCGTCGTACCGGCTTTCGCATGGTGGATCGCCCAAGCACCGATAGAAGCATTCGTTGAAGCCGTCGAACTTGAACTTCGCCTCTTGATCTGGCGGATGGTCGCCGCAGTCGATGCCACGGATGTGCGCGTCATAGTGTGCACGCGTCATCTTGACGACTGGGTATCCGTCGCAGCAGTCGGCAAAGTAGACGAACTCTTCGCCGGGCCCACAGCAGCACGGCGCACCGTTGGCATCGGTGACTAACTTGCGATCGTTGGCGCTCAGTCGCCGGTCTTGTGCGATCAGTTTCGCCAAGGTTGTGTCTCTAGGTCAGTTCAGGCCATCGGCACCGGGCCCGATCGGATTGCGAGTCGTGATCGTCAGGTACTTCGACGGAATGATGGTGCATGACGGCGCATCCTCCACCAGCGTGATGATCATCGGGCGAGCGAGCCGCGAGAAGTCGATGGTGCCGCCGAGTGCGAGCAGGTTCGTGATGCCTGCCGTCGGGGTATCGGGGTTGCCCGCGTTGAGCACCGTCGTCGTGCCGCCGGTCACGGTCATGGCCGAGATGTTGCGGCTGCCGGCGTCGATGGTCACGGCTCCGCCCGCGACGTGCAGGCCTTCGGTCCGGCTGCCAGCGGTGATCGTCGTGCCTTGGATACCACGCTTGAGCAGGTGCTGTCCGCCGGTGATCGTCAGTGCGTGAATGTCGTTCGTGCCGCCGCTGTTCACGATGTCGATCGTGCTCGTGCCGCCAGTGAACACCCAGCGGTAGTTTGCGACGCTGCCGACATTCTGGTTGATGATGACTCGGCCCGCGGTCAACTCGAGCCGACGCACCGAGCACGTGCCGGTCACGTAGAGAGAGCCCGCCCCGTTGACTTGTAGGTAGTGGACCTCGTCGTTGGCCGACGCGTTCTCGGCGGTGTAGTACAGGGTGCCGCCGCTGGCCTCGTACCGGACTCGCGGCAACTGCGTGATCTGCGAGAAGAGCGAGTTGCGAGTCTGGAAGGCGAGGCTGCCGCTGGTGCCGCCCGCGATGTTGCCCGCGAAGCCCGGCGAGATGTCCAGATACTTGATGCCGTTGGTCAGGCTCGTCCACGTGATGTCGCTGGTGATGGCCTGCGTGCCGGTCTGAATGAGCAGTTCGGCGTCGTCAACGATGCCTGAGCCCGCGGCACCTCCGAGGGTTTTCCAGTTGCCCGAGGCGAGTGACGTGGCGCCGGTGTTGAGAAGTTCGATTGCCATTGGTGATTCCTTGGTGCTGTGTCAGTGTACCCGTTAGATGGTGTCGGCTACGCGGAACACCTCGTCAACCTGTGCCGGTGTCAGGGCGAGGACTTGGCCGACCGCGGCCACGAGCGGGTGATCGCGTCGGATGCTGACGCTGTAGAGCCACATGGTTTCGGCGTCGTCCTGCTCGTCGCTTGGCAGCGAACCGATGACGGCGGCCACGGTGGCGTCGAGGGCCGCGTTGGTGACGCCGTGGAGCCGACGCAATGCCACGCGGATCGTCGCAGGCGATGCGGCCTCGGGCACAGGCTCGAGGATGCCGTCATCATAATCGGCGATGATGTTGTTGTTGGGCTTTGTCGGGTCGTACCCGCCGATGCCGTAGATGATGTTTCGCATGGTCAGACTCGAATCCAGATTGCCTGCGCGACATACCCATACTGCTGTGCAGCATCGGCAGGATCGGGAAGCCCCGCGGATCTGTCGGTCAGGCTGTGATATGCCATGACGATCGAATCGCTGGCGGGATCTCCGATCTGAGTTGGCATCCAGTAGTTGTTTCCGTATGCGGTGTAGCCTCGCCAGGTCGCCGCTGTGGTGCTGACGCTGCAGCAGAGCCAATACCAACCGGCATCGAGCGATTGCGAGATGGTGATGCTGTGCGTTGCCGTTCCTGTCGCACTGGTAAAGGTAAATCCGCCGGCATCCAACTTCCGCGTCCCGGGCTTGCCGTTGCTGTCGTTGTAGATTCCAAGCCTGCCATTGGCCGTTCCAACGACCGAGGTTGTGGCGATGGTTCTCACGGCGATGCGATCGACGGTGACGGTTCTGCCGATCCAGATCGGTTGGTAGGTCGTGCCGACGGAGAGCGTTCTTGTGCCCATGTCGCCGGGCATTCGCATCCATGATGATCCGCCGATAGGAGATGTGCATGCTCCACCGCTCACTCCTGCAGGTCCAGTCGGACCAGTCGGACCAGTCGGACCTCCGCTTGGACCAGTCGCGCCGGTCGGTCCGGTTGGTCCTGTCGCTCCGGTATCGCCCTTTTGGGCGATCAGCGTCCAGTACGTTGGAGATGACGGCGGAATGTTGTTTGTAGATGTAGCGATGCAGACATACGAGGACCCCTGATACGTCACGACGTCATTTGGATCGTATGTTGCGGCACTCAGCCATGATGCCGACCAAGTCAACGATGTTCCTGCGGGACCTGTCGGACCTGTCGCACCCGTTGGACCAGTAGCACCAACAGGACCAGTTGCGCCGGTCGGCCCAGTTGCACCGGTTGGTCCGGTTGCTCCTGTTGCACCATTGGCACCCGTTGGTCCAGTTGGTCCTGTCGCACCGGTCGGTCCCGTCGCACCAGCCGGGCCGGTCGCACCCGTGGGTCCGGTCGCCCCCGTCGGTCCTGTCGCTCCTGTGAGGCCCGTAGCCCCGGCAGGACCTGTTGCGCCGGTTGGTCCGGTCGCACCTGTTGCGCCAGTTGGTCCGGTCGCACCTGCTGGTCCTGTTGCGCCAGTTGGTCCAGTAGGACCAGTTGGGCCACCGATTGAATTTGCAACCTGCGTTACGGTCAAGATGATGCTCGGCGTAGCCGGTCGCGTCGGGCCGGTTGCCGCTGCCATGGCGTCGATCTTGACGTCCGAGTCCGTGGCCGACATGACGATCTCGAAGTAGTCGCCGCTCGCCACCGTCGCCACGTAGTTCCAAGCCGCGACATACCCAGCGTTGTTGCCAGCAATCTCGTAGTCGGTATTGCTCCTCGGCACGTCAACGCCATTGAGGCGGAACCAGATACTCACGGTTTCGTCGCCGCCAGCGGTGTGCCGCAACTGGGCCGAGAACTGGAAGTTGTACGTGCCCGCATTGCCGATCACCACGCGGCTTGTCGGCGTGCCGATGCTGACGCCGCTGGCCTCCTCGGTCGTGTTGTACGTGATCGCCGTTGCCGTCGCGTTGCCGATAGTCTGATCGCTGCTGTCGCTGAACACGCCGTACCAGCCGCGACCGCCCAAGGCCGTCGGCACCTCCACCACGTCGCCGGTCATGCCGAGCACCGTCAACTTGTACTCGGCAGTGCCGCTCGTAGTCGTCACCTGAAATCGCACGTACCTGATGCCGGCCACGTAGATCGGTTCCTTCAGTCCGATCGTGGTGTACTCCACCGCACCCTGCGGCATCGGGCTCCAGGTCTCGTTGTCGTTGCTGCCCTGGACGCTGATGATGCCCGCAGCCGCGGCGTCGAGCGGCGTCGAGATCTGTGCCCGGATCGCGGCGTACTGGCTCACGTCATAGACGAGGCCGCTGCTGATGTTCGACACCATCTGGGCGGCGTCGAACTGCGACACGCCGTTGGTGTTGATCGGCACGAGAATGTCGGTGCGGTACGGCATGGCTTATTGCTCTGGCGTTGCTGGAGTCGATTCTTGCCCGCTTCCCGGCTGAACGGCGATCGCCGTGGTGATGCGGCGAATCCGCAGGATTTCTTCCGGCACGTCAAGGCCAGTGCTCGGCACGCCACCGCAGTTTGCAAACGCTGGGTATTCTATGAAGTGCCACTGAATGCGGTTCGATGACACGGTGCCGATCACGATGTCGCCGGGCGCCAGCGGAATAATGTCAAGCGTGGGCGGCCATCGGCGAATCGGTACCTGCCTCTCGAGCCGATACACGCCTTCCACTTGCGGATCATGCACGGCGATGGTGTACCAGATGTTGACGGCTCTATCAGGATTGTTGCCCTGAACCGAATGAATCCTGCCGAGGATGAGTCGAGGGTCTGCCATGTCACAGGATCCGACTTGCACCGGGCAGGCTTCGCCAACCGTTGGCGACTGTCTCGTACACGTCTTGAATGAACGACTTGGGCAGATCGGTTTCTGGATCACCGTCCTGCACCACGGCGAAGATCGTATACGGAGGACGCACAGCAGGACCTTGGCAATACGAGATGAGCGGCGTTCCAGTTGGCGGCAGGTAGTCTGTCCCGTTGTCCACCACCCACGTGTAGTTGATGTCGTACGTGCCAGCGTCGTCAACCTGCGTGACAGTGCCGCCCTCAAAGTGATACAGGCGGTTGGCGATCTGGTGTAGTTTGTCGGTCTGCTCGGCGATGACGTCGAACTCGCGAACATTCGTCGTGGTCACGCGGACCTGCAATGGCCGCACAATGCGAGTCTCGGTCAGTTGCTTCTTAGCGACCTTCCATACAAGTTTCTCGAGGTCATTGCCGTTTACGTCGGTGTTGAGCACCTTTGATCTAACGCAGATTGGAATCTCCACCTGCACCTTGCGGCTTGCCCATCCCCAGTGGTACCAGGCCGGGGCGTCCTTGTTCGGAGCCCTCAACTCGATGAATCGGCCATCGGTAGAGTACTGGCAATCGATGACGCAAACGCCGTCGGTCTGTGACGTGATGTTGTAGCGGTCGAGCCGCAACTTCGGATCGTCCGGGTGCGTCGAGTTGAGCCGCGGAATGTCCGGCGACTGAAGAGCCGCGAACGGCTGCGCGGTTGCAACGACGAAACGACGGCTAGCGGTTCGCTTGCCGGTGCGATCCTCGCCAAACTGCTGAGCGAGTGCAAGGTCATATCCGGGAAGTTGGCTCATCCGACGCCCTCCACGACGATGCGGTTCATGGATGCGGAAGCGGCCATGCCCTCGATTCGAAGTTGCTGTGCAAACTGCACGAGCGACGCGGCCTGATCGCTGGCGAAGGCCTTGTTGGATTCCTCGCGGATGGCCTTGTACGCGTTGCTCCACGCGTCACGCGTTTGCTTTGCCTTCTGCTCCTGCTCCTCTTGGTGTTTGCGCAGTTTTTCCCACCACTCCTCTTCCTTCTGGCGTTCCTCTTCTTTCTTGCGTGCAGCCTCAGCCTCTGCATCCTTTCGCTTTTTATCTACATCCTCTTCGGCCTTTCCCCTAATCGCGGCGATGGCGTCGATGGTGGCCTGTTCGCTGGCGATCCTCGCCTCATTGGTCTGTGCGTTGAACGCCTTGATAAGTTCGGCGATCCTCGCTTCTGCCTCGGCAACGATCCTCTCTTCTTCGGTCATGGAATCGAGGCGAGCGGCAGCGATGGCATCGGCGACCGCTTTGGCGGCGTTCTCCTGCACACGAACCGCTTCTTCTGCGGCTCGTCGTTGATCCTCGATAGCCTTATCGGCTTCTGCTTTTTGCGCCTTGGCGGCTTCGGCTGCGGCGTCCTGTTGTTCCTTGAGGGACTTCTTTAGGTTGGCCCGGTTGAACGTTGTCTGTGCGTCGATCGATAGTTGCTTCAACTGATCTTGGAGGTCTTTGACATTGTCGCCCAACGACGCACCAAACGTCTCGATGAGGAACGAGTCTTTCAACTGCGCCCACACCGTGCCTGTTTCGTAAATCCTTTGATTGATCTCGTCGAACTTGTCGGCGATCTGCATCCGTGCCGCGGCTTCGTCCGTCTTGCTGATCGTCTTGCGGAACTCCTCCGCACGCTCGTTTGCCGTCTTGAGCCGGTCGATCACGTACAGACTGATCGCCTCGCCGATCTTGTAGAACGTCGTGGCGATGGCACCGACGGCGAACACCTTGCCCATGAGGCCTTGAATGGTCTCGACCTGCTCGCCGTAGGTTTTCTTGACGGCCTTGAGCCGTTCTCCGAGTGCTGATGTTGCGGCCGCCTGCTTGTTGGTCGCTTCGGTCGCCTTATCCACTGCACCAGCCGCGGCTTCTCCTGCGGCGTTGACCTGACCGGCGGCAGCCGACAACTGCGGGCCGAGTTTGGACGTATCGGCTTCAACGACGATACCGAGATTCATCGGCTCGGCCAAGGCGATACTCCTTACGCCACGCTTGCGGTGTCAGCGATCCGAAGCGTGCCGCTCACCCGCACCACGTCATCGACCTTCCACTGAAGATTGAGTTTGGTCCAGAAGGCCGGAAACGTCCATTCCCGGCTGCCGGCCACCTTGAGCACGCAGGTCACGTCGGGCACGCCGTTGCCGCCCACCACATCCCATGACGGCTTTGAGATGGCGCCCGTGGTCGCTCGCGTCAGGCCCGGGTAGTCAGCCGACACCGTTTGCGTGAGGTCGCCAGAGCCTCGGAAGTTGTACGACAACTCGCTGTAGTCGCCGAGCCGCACACGCTGCGACAGGCGAGGGGCCGTGATGTTGCCCGCCAGCGACGGCGTGCCCGAGGCCGCAAACTGGAAGGTGGCCGACGATGCCGCACCGCTCGGGGGGATCACCGGCGGCGTGGTGTCGTCCGCCTTGCAGGTGTACGAGCCGGACCACATGCCGATGCCGCCGGGCATCCATCTACGCCACGTCGGCACGCTCGAGGAACTGATGGTCGTGATGTCGATCTCCGGCCACGAAATCTCGAGGTTCCACGAGTTGACGTACTGCACGTAACCGCTCGAGTACGTGATGCTCGAGGATGCCGCCAGCGGCGTCGTCGTCCTTGGGTAGATGCCAGAGAACTCGACGGTGCCGGTTCGCAGGCCGCCGATCATCGTGCCGATATTGATCGCCGAGCCGGTCGCCTGTGTGACTTCGATCTCCGTCGCCTCGATGTTGATCGTGGCAAGGTCGCCGGTCATGCGGATGGCGTTCGTGAACAACTGATTCAGGTCCGTGGTGGCCACGGCGCAGGTCAGGTTTCCGGTTTCGCTGGTGAGTGGGTATGCCATGGTGGTCTCTCAGGGATTCGCCGCGAGTGCCGATACGCGGAAGGTCATCGTCATTGTGCCCGTCAGGTTGTGTTCGTCAGCCATCGTCGCGTCGTATGTCCGCACGAAACAGTTGCTTGCCTTGGCAGTGTACCCGTTCGTTGGCAGCACGAGCAGGTGCCGATGAAAGCCGTACGTCGGCACGCGTCCGGCCTGTAGCACCGCGTTGCCGTGCAGGCGGTCCATGACGGTCGTGATGCGATTGGTGAACGTCGCACCGGTGGCGTAGTCCTGCACTTGGTCAAACACGCTGAAGGTTGCCGTGGCGTTCCATTCGTCGGCCGTCAGCGAATGGTCCTGATCGAGCCGGACCGACACGAGCACGTACGGAAACACGATCGTCGCGGGCGTGCCCATGACCGAGTACGCACCGCTGATGATGTTCCACGCGTTGCCGAAGTAGAGGCCGCCGGCCCCGGTGTCGGCCTTGATGCGGTCAATGATCGACTGATAGATGCTGCTCAGGATCATGCCGTTGGTACCCCTGCCGCGGCCGCGGCCCTGAAGTGCCTGCGAACCACGGACACGAAGCCGGCCCGGAACTGGGCGAGGCCGTCCTGCCGCCACTGCTTGTTCGCCGCCGCGGTCCGCATGAACGGGCGAGGCGGCAGGGTGACCGATCGACGCAAGAGGAACATGGGCCTGCCGTGACTCTTGCCTCGGCCGCTCTTGGTAGTCGTGACGAGCAATCCGATGTTCTGACCGAACATCTTTCGGAACGACAGATTCGGAATCGACTTGAGGCTGTTGACGTTCGATCGCATCTTTGCGGCAATCGGGTTGAGCGGAATGGTCAACGCCTTCGCACGCTTGGCCGTGATCGTTCCACCGTACTCTTGGATCCTCGCATACTTGACATTCGTGCCAACCATCGCACGGCCGTAGTACGGCTGCGTCGCCGTGATCGACCGCCGAAGATTGCCGGTGCCGGTGCCCGGCGGTCCGCCTGCTGGCGATGCAATGAACCGACCAGTCGGAATGAACGACTCCTTGATGCGTCGCACGTACAGCCGCGACATGCGACCGACGCCGACGTTGGACGCCTCGCCGACAATCGCCGCCATGCGTGCTTGATCGATCGTCATCGTCACTTTGCCGACGCGAATGGCCATTAGTCAACGTCCCTTTCGATGCCGAGCACGAGCACCGTGCCCATGCTGATGAGGTCACGCGGTTGGCCAGTCGCCCGGTATCGAACGCCGCCGATGAGGATCTTGTCCTTCGGCGTGCAGGTCCATGCGGCACCAGCGGTATTCACCGGTGCGCAGAACACGTCGTAGACCTTGGTCGTGGTGTCGCGTCCGTAGGCCAAGGCGTCGCCTGCGGACAGCGGCTGAATCTGACACCTGACGCTGACGGCGGTTGCAGAGAACGACGATTGCGGCACGCCGTCCGTGCCTGCCGTCCACGTGCCGGCGTAGATCTCCATGGTCTGCGTCAGAAGGTGCCACGGTGTGGTTGCCATGGTCAGGCCCTCATGCTGTTGTAAGCGGCCATGAGCGACGCCTTGATTTCGGTCGTCTTGGACGGGTCGAGATTGCTGTACGAGTACTGGCCGAGGCTCTCGCTGGCAAGGCCGAAGTTGCGGCCGCGTGCCGAGTAGGCAAGGTCCGTCAGGCGGTAGCACGCCATCTTCAGGTCGGCCGGAAGCAGGTCTGTTGGGGTCCGTGCATACCCAGCGGTGTACACCACTTCGATGTTCTGCCAGCCCTCGTCGAACCACGGCTGCACGCTGAATGTCGCGTTGACGGTGCCGAAGGCTGTGACTGGGAATCGCCCCTTCTTCGGGTCGATGCGAGACAGCACGCCCGAGTCGGCATCGACGCGGTACGTGGTCGAGTCGTATGCCTGCGAGGTTCCGTCGGCCTGATAGAGCGTCACGCTGGCGACGCTGGTGACAGGCCATTCCTTCAGTTGGATGGTCTGCTCGTTGTTGCCGTCGTATCGCTCGGTGCGGCTCACCGACTCGAATCCGTCGGTAAGGTTCCGATCGCACCAGCGTCGGACCTCCATCGACACGGCATCCACCAGCACCGTCAGCAGTGCGTCCTGTGCGGTTCCGCTGATGCCTGCCCAGACCTTGTACTCGGCGATGGAGATGAGGCTTGCCATTAGAGCACCTGTGCGACGATGGGGAACTCGGCAGCGGCGGGGTTCAGCGTGACGAACGAAGAGTCTGTTTGCACCAGCACGAGCACTGCCTTGGCGCCACGCAACTCGTAGCCGTCGTTGCTGGTTGGCGTGGTGATGCTTAGGCCTGTGCTCTGGATCGCCTGCGGTGAACCTGCGAGGCTCGAGACCGTCGTGCCTGCTGCGTTGAACGTCGCGGCATCAAGCCGCCAGAAGATCGTGCCAGTCGGGAATACGCCAGAAGCGTTCGGCACTTTGTCAGCACCAAACACTCGCACGGCCGCTTCCGTGGCATCAGTCCACGTGGTTGCCGACGCATACCTCAACGCGAGCCTGATCTTGGTGCCGACGCCGCCGACGATGATCGGAATGTGCGACGAAGCCTTGGCGTCGCTCGAGTACGTGCCGGGATTGAGCAGCACGCCAGCGGCGACTGCCGCAGCCTTGGAATCGGTGACCACCATCTGCCACGTGCCGGCCTCGATTCCAGACGGCAACGACACATCCGATCCGCCATTCGTGAACGTCGCCGCACTGGTGACAGGTGCCGCCATGTCGCTCCTCAGTTGATGACCTGTGCGAGAACGCGGCACACGGTGTCAGCACCGCCGCTGATGCTGGCCGCGGTCGAGTGCAGGACGATCACGCTCTTGGCTCCGAGCAGGGCGTAGCCGTCGTTGCTATATGGCGTCGAATAGGCAAAGGTGCCGTCCTGCTGACTAGACGACGCCGCGGCCATCGTCATCGTCAGGCCCGTGCCCGTGAACGTGTTCGCGTCCAGCCGCCAGAAGATCGTGCCCGTCGGATACACGCCGCTGGTGTCGGGAATCTGATTAGCACCAAGCACGCGAACGACAGGGCTCGTGGTGATCGTCGTGACAGCATCATCAAACTTGGTGATGAGTCGGATCTTGGTGCCGACGTTGATGATGAGCGGGTGAATGTCAACGCTCGAGTATGAGCCCGGGTTGAGCAGCACGCTCGCACCGATGGCGGTGTTGCTGACGTTGTCATGCACCTGCACCCACTCGCCGAAGATGTTGCTGGCATACGTGATGCCGCCGCCGCCTGCACTGAATGTCGCCGCCGATGTGACTGGTGCTGCCATGGGATTCTCCGTTTGGAATCCGCCCGACCGGCGGTAGCCGATCGGAGCGGGTTGTGTGAGCAGGTCGATCAGATCGCGACCGTCGAACGGTCGAGCAGGCCAGCCTGCACCGCACGGGCGATTTCCGTCGCACCGTTGATGCCAGTGCCCGGACCCTCGCCGATCCACAGCACGCACGAGAGCGTGGCCGACGCGCTGTAGTCCAACTCGAGGCGGAGGTACCGCTTCAGCGTTCCGCCGGTGCGGACGTTGATGGTGCGGATCGTGCTGGCGTTGGTCGCCGCTACAAGCGATCCCGTGAGAGCGGTGCTTCCGGTAGTCACGTCCGACCACGAGGAGTTGTCGTCCGAGTGCTGCAACTTCGGCTGAGCGCCGAGGTCGCCGCCGACCGCACCGAAGATCAGCACCGCCGTCCACGACGTGCAGTTGCCGCGTCCGGTGTTCAGCGTGCTCTGGAGGTCCAGAGCGGTGGTGCCGAACGCCGCCGTGTCGGAGCGAGACTGGGGAGCGTAACCGAGGAAGAACACTGCGTTCTGGAGGGAAGATTCACTCATTGGTTTCGTCTTTCTCGGGCTTGTGGCCCGTGTTGTCAGGTATCATCAGGCTCCGAGCAGAGCACCGATCGGGCCGAGCGGACCAGCCGCGGGCGTGTTGCGGCCGTCGAGATGGATGTTGACGACGAAGCGGGCCGTGCCACGGACCGCCAACGCGTCCTGATTGAAGTAGAACTGATCACTGGTTGCGATCTCCAACTGGCGACGGTCGCCGATCATCGAGCCGCCCATGAAGTCGCCGAAGTAGCACGGACGCGTGGCGCCCGAGGTGATCGGCAGCACCTGCGAGAAGAACACGGGGTAGCCGAGGAACATCGCGTTGGAACCGGGCAGGCCCTCGGCGAGCGTCTTGAACTGGCTCTGGGCCTTGTCCAGACGCAGCATGACTTGGTAGTAGAACTGACGCGAGCAGACGAATGCCAGCCGCGACTCGTTGACGAACTGAAGAGTCGCCATGACTCGGGTGAAGTTGTCAGTGGTCATGCTGTTCCACGCGGTGCCGCTGCCAACGTTGCCGCTGGGAAGAGCCTGCGCGAGACCGATCTGGTTGGCGTAGGTCGCGGTGCCGTCACCGAGGAAGTAGGCCTGATCCTCGGCGATGGCCTGAGCCTCGGCGATGGAGCGGGCCACCTCGTCGGCGACGTTGATGGCCGAGTCGGCAAGCAGTTCGCGGCTGACGCGGGTCAGCACGGCGTACTTCTTGCTGGTCAGCGTCACGTTGCCGAAGGTGTTGTCGGCCGCACTGATGGTCGCGTCCTCGGCCGCGGGCGCCATCGCCGCGATGCCGGTCTTGCGTGGCACCGTCATCACGTCGCGGCTCATCGGCACCACGTTCGCCAACTTGCGGGCGACGCCGTACTGCTCGGTCAGCCACACGAGGTTCGGCATGAACTCGATCGGCACCAGAGCACCGCCGAGTTGGTTGTTGAACTCGACCTGTGCCTTGCGGACGATGTCCAGATCGGCCTTCTTCTGACCGTACTCGCCGCTACCGGCGAGCGTGGCCCGGGCCCACGCACCGAACGCTTCGGCCTGATCCGCGTCGTTGAACGCGGCCTTGCCCTCGGCGACCTTGCGGGCGTACGCCTTGCGGTTGGCGTTGCCGATGTTGAAACGCTGCGGGCCGACGCTGTCGGTCGCCTCGTCGGCGATCGCCGCGTGCGGAGCCTTGGTGCCCTTGGCGGACATGTCGGCGGGAACGGTGATGGCCGACTTGGCCGACCATACGGCATCGACGTCAACGGGCTTGCCGTTCTCGTCGGCGAACGTGACGCCCTCGGCGTCGAGGCGAGCGATGTGGGCCTTGGCGGATTCCAGCGTGACTTCGCCGGTCAGGCCGTTGGCCCTGAGAGAATCAATCAGAGTCTTGCGGGTGAGCATGTGAACTTCCTGCGGCCACTGCCGCGGTTGTGGGTTCACTGCTCGGACCCGGCACGGAATCTGGCGACCAACACGGAGGCCTCGACTCGATGCCTGCCGTATGCAGGCGGTATTCGGTTGAAGAGGCTGCACGGGTTCGTACGCCGCGTGCAGCCCGAAGGAGGAGAATGAACGCCGTCAGTGTACCCGCATCACCGCAGCACGATCGTCCGCTTCGGGCGGCACCCGAAGTCGGCCATAACGCGATCGGGTACTCTCGCATCGACCAAGGCCTTGCGGCTCTTCTCGGCATTGGTCGCGGCGTCGGCGATGTTGGCGCCCACCTGACGGCAGGTCACGTTCATCGGCAGGGCCGTGTACGACACCTCGAGCACCTTGGCCTTGCGGACGATCGACTCGATTCCGGGATACGCGGCCCGCTCGGCCTCGTTGGGCGGGCCCCACTCAAGAGCCTCGAAGCCGATGGACATGGCCAGCGTGCCCGCCTTGGCCAACGCCACGCAGGCACGCACGTACGGGTTGGTCATGTCGTCATGAAACACGCCGCGGCACAGCCAGCCTGACGGGCTCAGCGTCATCGACCGAGCGACCGCCACCGCCGAGCACACGTCGTAGTTGTGGTCAACGAACAGGTTGCGGTTGACGGTCAGATACGACTGAACGTCGAGTCCGGTCGGCAGGACCACTTCCCGCTCAAGGTCCACGGCCGCGGTGTTGGCGTAGCAGACGACTTCCAGAGGGCCGTCCGTGGCCTGCTTGACGCCAGCCTTGGCGTGATAGGCCGACTTGCCCGCGATCACGCCGATGGGCGCGTCGGGTTTGGTCAGCATCTTGCGGTTCAGTGCCATGCGGCGAATCGCCGCGATGATGTCAGAGGGTCGGTCATTCATCGGTGTATTCCACGCCGGGCACAAGGTCGCACCGGCAGTTTGGGTGTGCGGTTGGGGCTTGGCCTGAGAAGCCGCCGGCCTCGAACGCTTGGCCGATCGGAATCTCGCCGGGGTACGCATCCGCGATCGCCTCGCAGATCGGGCACGGGCCGCCGGCGACGATCCACTGCTTCGTCTCGACGCCCTCCTGCTGCCATGCGAGTCGGTTGCCCTCGCAGTACGCGTTCGCCGTTTCGGTGCGTGCGATGCGGACCGCCTGCCACTCGGCAAGGTCAGGGGCCATCTCCTTGATCGCGTCTCGCAGGCCCGCGATGCTGGTGCCCTTGGCGAGTTCCTTCTCGATCACCGCCTGCACGTGCGGCTTCAGCGTGTCGGGCACGGTCGATGCCAAGAAGAGGCCGCGGTTGCGAACATACGACATGGCCGACTCGTTCGCCACGTTGAAGGCGTCGGGCTCCATGCCGATCTTGACCATGCCCTCCTTGCCGCCGGTCAGGATCGCCGCCGTCACGAACCGCTCGGCGATCTTCGACAGGTCGGCCATCGCCTCGTCGCTCGGGAACACCGCCATGCCTGCATCATTGACCATCGACGGCACGGCCATCTTGTACCAGCCGAGCATGTCACGCTCGAAGGCCCGGTACGCACTGACGCTGGCGACCGGCGTGCCCGTCTCGTCGTCCCACTGCGTCGCGGCCTTGTACCGCTTGGGCACCTTGATCCGCGGCCGCGTGTCGCATGGCTTCTGGTCGCAGGGCTTGACCTCGGGCTCGATCATCGCCTTTGAGCAGTTGCAGGCCGTGCAGCCGCCGACGGCCTTCTCGCCGTCCTCGTCGGCCTCGACCTTGCCGATGATCTTGTCAGCCCACGTCCGGCCCGGGTCGCCGCCCCACAGGGCCCACGCGATGCGACCGGCCGACGGATAGCCCTCCTCGTCTCGGTTCCATCCTTGGCCCTGCTTATCGACCTCGTGCCGCGCGAAGTACGACGCCATGCGATACACCGTGTCGAGCGATAGGTTTTTGCCGTTGGCAATGTCACGGGCACGAGCGACGCCGACGGCCGTGCCGCCGCGACCATACTCGGCCCGCCACGCGAGACCACGCTCGGCTTCGGCTTGCATCGCCTCGTTCGGCGGGTAACTGTCGGCCTTGGTCGTCATCGCCTTGGCTTCGACTTCGGGGGCGACTTCGGGTGTGACTTCGGTGGTGGCGTCCTCGTCGATGCTCGGGGCCTCGGTGTCCACCGAAGCGTCCATCGTCGCCGGCTCGGCCTCGACGTCCACGCTGCCCACGTCCTCGCTCGGCATCTCCTCGGCCTTCGCCGGGGCAGGCAGGCCGCCGCCGAAGATGCCGAGTCCAGCCGGAGCCGGTGCCTCGGTCTGCCGGTACCGCATCACGTTCGACTCGTCCGGCAACGCCTCGAGGTCCAGCACCTTGCGGTACTCGTTGGGCGACACAATGCCCTGCATCTCGCCCGCTCGCAGTTCAGCCGCCAGTTGCAACTGATCCTCTTGCGTCGGATCGTCGAAGCAGAACCACATCTCGCCGGGCTCGACGCCGAAGTGCGGCAGCAGCAGTTCCGTCAACTCGGACGCCAGCACCGCCAGCCGCGGGGCGATGGTGTACCGCATGTACTGGGCGTTCGCCACTGTCGCAGAGGCAAGGTTCGCCGAGTTCAGCCGGTAGATCGGCTCGGGCACGCCGGCGGCGTCGTATATCCGCTTCTCGGTCGTGGTCAGGCCCTCGACGTACTGCATCTCGTGCGGCTTGGCCCCGTACTGCTCGAGCGTGGTGTCACGCAGCAGCAGCACGCTTCCGGCCTTGCCGACGCCTCGCATGCTCTGATTTAGGTGCGAGTGGATCTGCTTCATCTGGGCGTCGGTCGTGGTCGGTGCCGCCTTGAACACCATGCCCGGGTTGCCGCCGTTGAGCCAACGCTGGGCCTCGGCCTGCAACGCTGCCGCCTCCATGTCCGTCTCGGCCATGACGCTGAACAGCCACGACATGCCACCCGCCGGATGCGTTGGGCTCCCGTGCTGCCGCAGGTACACCACATCGCTCGACGGGATCCGCATCGGGGCCGAGCGGTTCCGCCCGTAGTAGTAACCCTCGATGAAGCCCGTGTCCGACAGCATCGGCCATGCGAACTGCGACGGCAGGATGTACGCCGATTCAGGCACGCCGCCGGGCCCACGCTCGCCAACGTACAGGTACGCTCGACCGGCCACTTCCTTGAACCAGAAGATCTGGTGCAGCCACATCGGGCCCGTGTATATCGGGTCCGGGTTGTGGATTAGGTCGAGCACGGGATGGTCGAGAACTTCCTCGACCTCGTCGCCCGCTCGACTGGCATACGACGCTGCCTTGCCGATGAGCGACTTGATGCCGCCTCGGTTGGTGGCATGCTTCAGCGTGCGACGGTCAGCCACCTTGCGGCCGGCCTTGGCCATGCCGACGCCGGCGTTGCGGAACAGCCGCAGCGTCTGGCCCGCCAGCACCGTGGCGTTGATCGTCGCCGCCCGATAGGCCGTGCCCGTGATGCCTCGCGTGACCAACTCGTAGTCGCGGCCCGTGTTCTGGTTGTTGCGGCTCGTCGAGGCCTCGCCTGCCACCAGCGACGCGCTGATCCACGCACCCGGAATGGTGCGGTCGTCAGGTTCGATGGCCGTGGTTGCTGCCTTGGGTGATCGCTTCGCCATTGGTTATGCCCATGCTCGGTCGGTGTCGGTTGGTGTCAGTGTACCCGCTTGCGTTACCGTGCTGCCCACCCATGCACCTTGCGACGCCCTCGGGCCATCCAGTAGCATCGCCGCGTATCGCATGGCGTCCATGCCGTCGTCGTTGGCCTTGATCGGCTCTTCCTTCGCCGCCTTGCCGTCCTGACCCGGCGGGTAGCAATAGGCATCAAACTCGGCCAGCGTGGTCGTCGGCTGTTTGCGATGGTACAGGTCGGCGTCCGTCTCGACGGTGCAACCCTCGAGGATGAACAGACGCGGGCGCCCATCGGCCTGTACCTTGAGCCGCTCGTGGACCGCGTCGCGGCCCGTGCGGTGGTCCTTGTTCGCTGGCGTCGTGGCGATGCCGACGGACGCGAGCGTGGCCCGGTCCTCGGCGTCGTGGTCGCTGACAGTGGCTTCGATCGCCTCGCCGCTGCTGAGCGTCAGGATCTGCCGGGCGTGGTCGGCCACCGTCCGGCGACTGTGGTAGACCTCGCGGTACAGGTACATCCGGCCGTCGCCGTCGATCGCCCACCACTGGCATACGAACGGGTGAATGTATCCGAAGTCGATTGAGCGGATGCGACGCCACGACTCCCAGCCCGGAGGCATGGCCTTCAGCACGTGGATCGTCGGATCAAACTCGGGGTAGACCAGACCCTCGGCCGCGGCCCAGCGACCCTCGAGCAAGCGGGCTCGTCGATGGCCGGTCAGCGTCGAGAGCCGCGTGATGTACGCTCGGCCCTTCTCCGTCCAGTCGCCGGCGGCCTCGTCCCAGAGCATGGGGTTGTCGCGGTGCCGCGAGTCGAACACGGTCATCTGCCCGCGGTCGGCCCGGCGTCGAAGCCAGTGCGTAGGTGCCGCCGGGTTGCAATCGGCGATCGCTTGGTGGTACGGGCCCGCGCTGTTGCGGAGTCGGGTCGTCAGCAGTTCCCAGTCGTGCTCGCTCAACTCCGTGGCCTCGAACGCCGCCACGATGTCGTACTCCGTGCTCATGATGCGGTCGGGGTTGTCAAGCCCACCAACCACCATGGCACTGCCGTTCTCGTAGTCGTACCCGGTCCTGGTCCGCCGGCTCTGGTTGTTGAGGTTGCAGCCTGCCCGCACCACCTTGGCCTCGAAGGTCACCAGCACGCTCTCGGTCATCGAGGCGCGGGTCTTCCGGCAGATCAGCGCCCTGGTGCCGGGGTACTTGAGCAGGTACAGGTGGACCTTCTCGAGGATGCCACGAGTCTTGCCGGTTCCGGCCGGCCCGGGCACCAGTACCTCGGTCGCACGCGATCGCCAGAGTTTGTCGATCGCCCCCATGGGCTCGTAGTCGCCCATTCACACCTCGTCGATTGGTGCCCGCTTGCCGTAGAACTGCACGGCCTGCGTCGCCTTGCCCTCGTCGAGTCTGGCGTTCTTGGCCTCTTCCAGTTCCATGGTCATGTTGTCTCCATCCATGGTGCGCAGCACGCTTGCCGCCTTGATGGCGTCGCCGTCATCGGGCGAGTCGGTGGCGATACCGACCAGACGATCGACGATCTTCGGCCGCATGTGCTCGGGGATCGGCCAGCGGTTCCGCAAGGCACGGGCGACCAACTTGGCGTCCTGTGCCGCGTGGTGAGGGTCCGCCAGGAGGCCAGAGTCCGGCATCGGCTCGGTGACGGCCGCGGGCACGTCTGCCCCTGACCCCTGCGTGATTGTGGGCTTCTCCATGCCTATCAGCGTATCAGCGGCCTTGCTTCTCGGCCTTGATCGCCTCTAGCAGGCCTTCGATCCGACCGAGCCTAGAGCCCAACTCGATCAGGGCGCCATCGACCTTGGCCTGCGTCGCCGCCGTGGCGTCCACGGCCTTGTTCGCCAACTCGAGGGCACGGGCCGCCGTAAGCCTCGCGTCCCACATGACCGCCGCCACCGTCAGCAGCGTGGCGCCACCGGCGATCCACTGGCCCGGGGTGCCCTTGCCCGTGATGGGCCTGTTCGCATCGACCGTGATGGACTCGCTCATGGCTTGGCCGCCTTCTTGACGCCGATGGCCTTCTGGATCTTGTCCACGATGGCCTTGGTGCTCTGGGACTGGATGGCGTTTGCGATCGTCTTGAACGAGTCGGCCTCGAACTTGGGCTTGACCGTCTCAACGAGTTTCACGACTTCGGTGGAGGCTTTCCGTTCGCGGATCATGGCCCACGCCGCCCATGCACCGGCTACGCCGAGCGTGCCGAGACCGATGACGACGCGGTACTCGAGAATCCACTGCCCGGCGACGGCTGCCCCGAACACGGCAAGGCCGGTCAGTAGGCCTTGGCCACTTCGCAGCCAGACGGCCGACACCACGGCGAGAGCGAGCCCGGCGACCGCCGAGAGCGTCAGCAGGCGGGACAGGAGTCCGTTGCGGGCGTCCTCGAGGTCTGCGATCCGCTTGCGGGCGTCGGCAAGGTCGGCCTCGGCCTTGGCCAACTGCTCGGCTCCAGCGGCGATGCCGGTGCCGGTGGTCTCGAGCGTGCCAGCCACGGTGTTGAGTTTGGCGACGCCGGTGGCGATGATCTGGGTTTCGGCAGACAGAGCGGGGGCCGCGGCTTCGATCCTGCGGTTTGCGGTGTCGATCGTTGCCGCGGCACCCCGGACTTCCACGGCGGCTGCCTTGGTCGCCTGCGTCGCAGCCGGAAGGCCGCCACCCGACGCAGCCGCTGCCGCCTTGCCCTTGCACCCACAAGCCGACGCCACCGCGAGGGCGATGGCGACGGCGGTCCACAGTGTTGCCCGGTTGGTCATGGCGTCAGTGTACCCGCAGGCGTACGAGGCGGGTAGCGTCGATGCGGGCGATCGTTCCGTCGGGCCACCTGACGACGGCGACCAGCACGGACGGGATAGGAGCCCACGGGACGCACGCGAGGAGGATGCCACTGCGTCGGATGGGGGGACCCTCGAGAAGCCGCCAGACGGCCTCCACGGGGCCGCCGATTGGCATGGCCTTGGCCCTGCGTCTGGCCTCGGCCTCGGCCTTGCGTCGGGCCTTCTCGCGGGCATGGTCATGGGGAAGGACGCGCTCGTACGGCGGCGTCCATGGCGTGTTCTTAGACCCGGCGACGATCCGCGGCATTGGCGATCGCCTCCAGTGCTTCGGCCGCGGATCGGGCGAGGATGTAGACGCCGCCGGCGTCGGTCCAGCGTTGAGCCCATTCGCGTTGGGTGTCGGTCTGCCTGCCGGTGGTCGTCTTGACCTCGATGGCGACCGGTATGCCGTCCACGACGCCGATCAGGTCGGCGGTGCCGGGCTTGGCGCCACGGATGAATCGGTCGCCGACGGCGAAGGATCCGGACTGGACGCGGACGACGAGAGAGCGTGCCCCGTGCATGACGGCCAAGGCCTGCTCGATGCTTCGGGTGATGGCGTTCTCAGCCTTGCCCATCGGTGTCGTCCGGCGTGGTGCATTGGTCCAGCCGAAGTATACAGGCCGCGAGTTCATCGCCGAGCCGCTGCACCTCGGCCTCGAGCCAATGGACGCGAGCGATCAGGGCCAAGGCTTCGTCGTCGCTCACTTGGCCCCCTTCGCCCTCGTCAGGGCAACTTGCCAGACCACTTCGATTCAACGCAGTCGATGTAGAGAACCACGCTGCCCTTGTGAGCACGCACGGCGCCGCACTGGTCAAGGACCGTGTCCTTGGTCGGACCGTTCAAGGCGATCTCGCCAAGGCCCTTCGTCGTGCCCCACACGCGGATCACGCTCGCGTTGCCGATGAACACGTCGTCGCCGCTGATGGCCACCATGCCGACGACCACCCAGCCGCGTTGCAGGACCACGATCTGGAGTTGCTGCTGCGTGATGTGGTCGCTCTCGACGCCGAGAGCCTTGTTGACCGCCGTTTCGATTGCCTTCTGAATCAACATTCCTCACTCACTTTCTGCGGCTGTGCCGCTTAGTAACCAATGCCATAGCCGTTGCCATAGCCGTTGCCGTAGCCGTTGCCGTAGCCGTAGCCGTAGCCAAAGCCATCGCCGTAGCCGTAGCCGTTGCCGTAGCCGTTGCCGTTACCGTAGCCGTTGCCTTCGCCGTCGCCGTAGCCGTAGCCAAAGCCATCGCCGTAGCCGTTGCCGTAGCCGAATCCGTAGCCGTAGCCGTTACCGTAGCCGTTGCCGTAGCCAAAGCCGTCGCCGTAGCCGTTGCCGAAGTTGATCAGACTGTGTGCATCTTCGTCGCTCACTTGGCCTCCTTCACCCGCTCACGGAGCATGGCATCCGCGATGGCATAGGCATCACCGGCAATCTCGGCCGCACCCTCGCACTCGCCGGTCATGGTGTTGCAGTCCAACATCATGAGACGATCTGGCGCTGTCAGGTCGGCATCGGAATCGTGCTGGGCATCTTCCAAGCCTCGCAACGTTTTCCGATACGATCCGACCATGGCTTGCATGGCCTTTGCCGCGAAGTAGTCGCGGAGTGAAAGGTTGTAGGTCACGCTTCCGCCGTTTTTTGGCAGACTGTCAATGTTTGGTACGTTGCTCATTGCTTCTCCTCCAATGCCTTCGCCGCGTCGGTGGCTCGGCGTGCATCTGCCCACTGTTGTCTACAAAACTCCAATGCGATTGGCGATGAATCACCAAGCCTTCGTGCCGCCCTGACCTTCGCCGCGAGAACGTCGCGGTCGCGTTCGAGTTGCTTGATGTATTGCTCGACCTCAAACGCTTGCCATTCGCAATCCACGCTCAAGCACCGCAGATGGTGCATGACTCGCTCGCTGCTGATCGGCACGCCGCACTCCGCCGCCATCTGGTGATAGTCGTCGCTCACTTGTCCTCCTTCGCCCGC